TTTTTATTCAAAGATTCAAGATATAGGGAGCTTCTTTGTAGGTTTAAAGGATAAAGCTATTAGTGTATTTTTTAAACTAATAGATAAATTAAAAGAAGTGTGGGAGACAATGAAGTCAACTGCTGCTTCAGCTTTTGATTTTATATTAGATTATGTAGCCCAAGTTTGGGAAAATATTAAAGGATTTTTCTCAAACTTAGGACAAAAAATAAAATCATTACCAGGTATATCTTGGTTCTTTGATGATAGTGGAGAGAAGAAAACAACAACTAAAAGAGTATATTTTGAAGATACTCCTGTGGTAGATGGGACACATAAAACAGGACTTGACTATGTTCCTTTTGATGGCTATATAGCTGAACTTCATAAAGGAGAAAGAGTACTAACTGCTGAAGAAAATAATGCTTATTCAAATATAGAAAATAATAGTTTTTCAGATGTAAAGACTTCAACAAATAATAAAAGTTCTAATAAAACTGATAAAAAAATTATATTAAATCTTACTATAAATATGCCAACAACTACAAAAGCTGAAACTGATTGGAACAGAGTAGGAGAAATGATAGCAGAGAAATTGGAAGATTTTATGCTACAAAATGAGATTGCAAAAGGAGATATATAAATGTTTTCAATAACAAATTTAATGAGTAAAGTAAGTAGTTTTTTAAGCAGTGCTAACTCATTACCTAATCAAATTGATAATCGTATAAAAAAAACTCCACCTATTCTGTTGGGAAATATTCAACTTCAGTTAGTTTCTGATGTATCTGAAAGTTATTCTAATGATGTTCCAACAGTTCCAATAGATGATGGGACTCAAATAGCTGATAATATAACTCCCAACCCTTTGGAATTATCCTTTAAAGTTCAAATTGTTGGAGCTAATCATAAAGAAATTTTTGAAAAAGTTATAGAACTTAGAAATAAAAGAGAGCTTGTGGACTTATATATGGTTAAGTTATATAAAAATATGGCTATCACAAGTATAGAAAATACAATAACATCTTTATATTATACAGAGTTCACAATTTCCTTAGTTGAAATAAAAATTGCTCATATTTCTATGATACCAGCACCTAGTAAAAAAGCTAAACCTTCTGTAAGGAAGAAAACAAAGATAAAAACAACAGTAAAAGCTAAGAATAAAGCTAGTGGAAAAAAAGACTGGGAAGGAGATTTACAAAGTGAAAGTATAAAGTTACCTAGTAGTAATGGAGCAGGAAGAAATTCAGGTGGAGGAGCATTTTAATGAAAATAAATATAATGAAAGAATCAATTCCATATATAACTGATGTAACTATTGCAGGGACAACTTTTCAATTTGAATTTACATATAATTCTTATGACAAAAGGGTATATGTAACACTTTATGACATTGAGGATAATTTAATATATCCAAATGAGCCTATTTTATTTGGTATTCCACTTTGGTTTAATAAATTAGTTGATGAAAAAGGAAACTTTAATAAAAAATATCCACAAAAATATATTATTCCAAATACTTTGGATAGAAAAGCAGTAAAAATTGATTATGAAAATATAGATAAAATTGAACTTTTAGTGGAGGAATAATGGAATTTATAGCAAATAGACCGATTTTCCCAAGAAATTCATACCTTGTTATAAATGGAGTAAAAATAAATGATCATAATAATAATGGATTAAAGTTTGATGTTGAGGTAAAAAGTGGAGAAGAAGGGAAAGTAGGAGTAGGAACATTTAAAATATACAATTTAAGTCAGGACATAGAGGTAGGAAGCGAAATAGAGCTTTGGTTTGGATATGATTCTGATATTGGATATTATTCTAAATATGAAGTTATTAAAAAGAAAAAAACAAGAGATGGAGCTTCTTTTGTTCAAGAGCTAACTTGTTCAGAAAGAACTAAGAATAGCAGTAAAATAGTTTCTATTAGTTTAGATGGGAATGTAAGAATATCAGAAGCTATTAAAGAAGTTACTAAGGAATTAGGTTTAAATCTTATTTCTATGGATCTAAATAAAGACAAAGTTTATACAAATGGTTTTACTTGTTATAGTCAAGGTTTTCAGGAGTTAAAAGAGTTAGTTGGAGATTCTGAAAGTAAAATGACATTAAAAGGTAATGATCTTTACATTTATACAGATAAGCAGAAAAATCAAGCTATTTATTTAACTTTTGAAAGTGGTTTGATACATAATCCTGAAGCTGTTGAAAAGCAAGAAAAGGAAACAAAAGTAAATAAAAAGTCAGATAATAAAAAAAATGATAGTAAAAAAGATGAAAAGTGGAGTAAGGAAAAGAAAAAGAAAACTGTAAAAGAAAGTAATAAATATGACTATACTGTTGAATGTTTCCCAATTCACTATATAAAAAAAGGAGACATTGTATATGTTTCAAGTGATGATGTCAGTGGGTTTATGCAAGTTGAAGAGGTAAATATTTCTTTAAATGATAGTTGGAATATGAAACTAGGAGTAAAAGTGATGAAAGATGATGGAAAACATAAGGATAATTCTAGTAAAAATACAAAAAATAAGAAAGGGTAGATTTGTAGATGCTGAGCCTTTGTTTAGTCCAAATGGAGTTGCTTTACCTGTACTTCGTAATGTTCCAGTTGCCTTGTTTGGGGATAGTAAAGACCACATTGATTGGAATATCAAAGAAGGGGATATAATGCCATATTTTATATTAACTTTTGACATATCTTCATATATAAGTCAAGGCTCTCATGATGTTATGGATTCAAATAGAAGAAATAACTTAAACAATGGTTTTATTTTACCTTTCACAATTCCAAATGCTACAGAAAGTTTGGAATTTCCTTCGGATATTAGAATTATTGGAGATAGATTAGAAGAAGGGAACATTGATTTAAAAGGAAATTCTAGTCAAAAAGGGAATGTTGAAATAACTGGAGATACTACTCAAAAAGGAAATACAACACAAATGGGGAATATATCCTCAACTGGAACTGTTTCAGCAACAGAAGATGTTAAGGCTGGAGATAAGAGCTTAAAAAATCATAAGCATTCAGGAGTAGCAAAAGGAAATGACACAAGTGGAGGAGTAGTTTAATGAAAGCTATAAAAATGAATGATGGAGATATTAACTTTTCAACTATTTCAGGAATAGAAGAGTTTTGGCAAAGAGTAGTAAACTCTCTAAAAATATACTCAATAGAGTGCTTTTATGATGAAAATTTAGGACTTGATATAAGAATAATAAATGAACAAGATGTAGCTGAGTATAAACTTGAACATATTTGCAGAAAGTTACAAGAATGGTTTAGAAGTGAAATAGAATCAGTTAGTTATCAAATAATTTCTGAGGAAGAAAGAACTTTAAAAGCAAAGATTTATATAACTCATAAAGAACACAATGATATAGAAAAAGAGGTGATTATCAGTGAAATTTGAAACAAAAGGCTTTCAAGGGCTTATGGAGTTAGCACAAAAAGAGGCACAAAGAAAGGAAAACTTTGGGAGTGATTTCAATGTTGAGTCAACTGGTGATTATTATAAACTAGCAGCACCTTTTATATACCTTTGTTCTTATTTGGAAGATAAGATTATTTCAATAGCAAGAGGATTAAATATTTATAATGCACAAAATGAAGAATTAGACAATTTATTATATTTTTTTCCTAGACGGTTTGGAACAAAAGCACAAGTACATTGTAAAGTTACAGCAACAGGTTTTGTTGATGTAATACAGGGGGATATTATTATCCAAGCAGAAAATGGGACAAGATATGAAAACATAGAAAGGTTTGAGGTGGATTCTTCAAAGACTAAAACAATACTATTTCAAAGCTTGTTCGATGGAGAAGAAGGAAACATTCAAATTAATAAAATTGAAAAAGTTATAAAAGCACCAGCTTCAATAGTAGATGTACAAAACATAGAAATTGGAGAAGGTGGGCTTTCTTCTGAAACTGATTATGAGTATTTAAAAAGATATTTAGCTGGAAATAGTAAAGGGGAATGGGCTTTATTGCCTGTTTTAAATGCTATTAGAAAATTACCAGGAGTGAAAAGTGCTAATGGGATAAGAAATAATACAATGAACATTGACAGTTTTGGACTTTCTCCAAAAAGCATTTGGATAGTTGTAGATGGAGGAATAAAAGAAGAAATAGCACATGCTATTTATATGCACATTCATACACCTGATACAAGGGGAAGTGTTGTTGTAAATGTTCCAACATCTGTACCAAATCATTATGAAGTTATAAGATTTGACAGACCAACTCAAACAGAAATTGAATATAAATTGGATATAAAAAGTGCTGATGAATTGAAAATCAAAAACTTAATTGATGAGTACATTAATGAAGCTGGAATAGGGGCTTTACTATCAAATGGGACATTCTTATATGAATATCTTTACAATAAAAACTATAAATACACTGATTTTGATTTAAAGTTTAGAAAAAAAAGTACTCTTATTTGGAGTAATTCAATTCAATTAAACTTTAATGAAATACCAAAGAGTGCTGGGAGAATATCATGATAGATGAGGTTATAAAGGGTTTACCTTTACATTTTCAAAAGGAAAATACAATTAAATTTTATAAGACCTTGAAGCCTGTTATTGAGTATATAGACAGTTTAATAGAAGGTTTAAAAAATCAAACATCATTATTAAAATCTTCAGGAATATTCTTAGATTTTATGGGAGAAAGATATGATGAAAAGAGAAATGGTCGAGATGATGAATCTTATAGACAAGCATTAATTATTAAAAAAATGGCACTTGATGGATTACCTAATACGGAGTTTTTACTTTCATTAACTAGGGAACTTACTAATAAAGAAATTACAAAATTAAAAACAAGACCATTGCAAGAAGTAGCTAGCCAACTATTTAAGGTAAACATGATTGATGATTTAAAAGTTATTAATAAAATGCCTGACTTAAATAAAGTATGTGAGGCTGGGGCAAGGATGTATTGGGAACTTGAAATAATCAATAATAAAAGTAATAAATATTACTCCTCAATAGTTGAGAGTATAAAAAAAATAGAGATAAAAGCTGATTTTAAACTAGATCAAACTATGAGAATAAATTCAGGATTGAATATAGCTCAAGGGATAGGATTTACTAAGATAATTCAAATAGGAGGGACTACATAATGAGTTATTTTGAAGGCTTAAAGCTAACAAAGAAAGGTGAACAACTTCAAGCTAAGATAAATGGAAATTTATCTGAAACTCTAACTTTTACAAAAGCAAAGTTAGGAAGTGGTTCAATAACTTCAAATGATGAAATTAGATTTTTAACAGATCTAAAAGAAGAATGGGGAACAGCTAATGTAACTAACTGTAAAATACAAGGAGATGAAAAAAATATAGTAGCTATAGAAGTTCAGTTTTCTAATGCAGAACTAAGAGAAGACAAAATATTCAGAGAGGTTGGACTTTACGCACAAGGAAATGAAGGTGAAGAAATTCTTTATGCATATGCAAATGCTGGAGATAAATATGATTATATTCCACTAATGAAAGATAGTCCCCACTCTTTTGTATTAGTATTTTATTTCAATATTACAAGTGGTTCAAAAGTAGATGCTAAGATTGATTTACATAGTTATATAACACATCAAGAGTTCAATGAAGGGATGAGTAAAAAAGTTAATAAAACTGATTATGCTTCAGCTGAGCAGTATGGAATTGTTAAGTTTGGAACAGAAGAAGGAAAAGCATTAGAAGGAAATAAAATAGAGGAAATAACTGGGAAAACTTATGGAGGGGTTTTAAATGAAGTAGGATTAAAAGAAGCTGGAAAAACCTACTTTGATAAAAACACAAAGAAATTGTATTTATGCAAGAATAATAATACAGATATTTCGGCCAATATTAATAACTATATAGCTATGGACAGTAATTCAATTTTGGAGAGATTGGAAAATTTATTCAAAGTAGAAAATAAAGATGTAACAAGTAGAGTAACAAATTGTAAAAATGCAGCTTTAAGAAAAATTAAAATAGATAGACTTTGTATTATGCAATTTACAATAACTTCTGAAGCAACTGCTAGTATAAATAATAAATGTACTATCTATTTTGATGAGTCTTTTACAGATACTCCTTTTGTTGTATTAACTGATAATAATTCTGGAACTAACCAAGTTACAAGTCCTTCATTAGATTGGGCTGAAACAACAAGAATTACAATGTCTAACTTTGCTGGAAGTTTTACATTAATGGCTATCGGATATATTTAGACTCTAGCTATAATTAGAAACGATATAGTAACCATTTCTGCATTAGATAAATTAGATCTTATAGACAATTTGCTTGAATTACTCATTTTTGCAGAAAAAGTCTTATCAACAAATTTTTGATTAGTTTCTCTTAAACTGCATATTATGTTAGCATATTGCCAGTTCGGAATTTCTCTTTGGAGTATAAAATCTTGTGTATAACTAGAAGAACCATTATATTGAAAAGTTCCATAATAAATTACTCTCCCAAATAACTCAAAATAACCTGAATTTTGTTGATTATAATTATCAGTTTTGATTAGATTTTCCAATCTATACAGATTCACTTATGATGAAATAAGTATCCTGATAAAAAAATGAAAGGAGGGATAAAAATGAAAACAATAAATTTTTATAAAGATACAGAATTAAAATATTCAGTATATTCCAATAGTTTAGAAGATGTTAAAAATAATCCACTTAATTATTTTCCTGAATATACTGATGATATGTTTATAACAGATAAAAGATTTCAATATCCAATATTCAAAAATAATGAACTAATGGAAATGACGAGAGAAGAAAGAATAGAACAAGGGATAGAAACTCAACTAGAACCAGGGGAATTTATAAAAAATAAAAAACTTGTTAAAGTTCCTCAGCCAAGTAAATACCATTTTTGGAATAAGGAAACTAATAAATGGGAATTGGATCTAGAAGGGTTAAAACATATTACAAGAAGAAAATTTAGACAAGTTTTGCTGGATAAAATCTATGCTGATTTTAATTATAATGGAAAAATTTTCCAAATGGGAGAAGCTGATGAAATAAACTTTTTAAGGGTAAAATCAGCAATAGATATAGCAACAACAAGCAATGATCCAAAAGCAATTATAGACGCTGTTAAATATTTAAAGGTGGAAGTTCCAGCAGGTTTTGAAGAAAAGATAAAAGCAATTATAAAAGATAAAACAACATTATCAGAAGTAATTCAAAATTTAAAAATTAATTGGAGATTAAAAGATAATTCAGTAGATTCTTTTAGTTTTGGAGAGATTAATCATATATATCTATTGTGGATATTAAGAGGAACTGCTGCACAAGAGGAATACACGGCAATAGCAACAAAAACAATGAAAGCTAAATCTTTGGAAGAATTAGAAGTCATTGAGTGGAAATAAAAGGAGTGATGTAAATGTTTACTTTATCACAAACAAGTAAAAACATGATGAAAGGAGTTCATCCTAATTTAGTAAAATTTATGGAAGAACTGATAGGATTAAGTCCTCATGATTTCAAAATAACTTGTGGAATGAGAACAGCAGAAGAGCAAAATAAGCTATATCAATATGGTAGAACTATTCCAGGAACATGGCGAACAAATTGTGATGGATATAAAGTTCAATCAAATCATCAAGAGAAGACTGATGGACTTGGTTATGCTATTGATATTGGTGTATTAGTTAAAGAAAAAACTAAAAAAATAGTGGTAGAAAATCGTAAAAAAGTGGAAAAAGAAGTGGAAGTAACAGTTTACAAAGCAGGTCCACAAGACTTTCATTATTATAAAGATATCTATGAAACTGCCAAAAAACATGGGTTAATAGATAAATATAATATTGAATGGGGTGGAGAATGGAAAAAAGTAGATGCTGTACATTTCCAAATCAGAGGAGCAGGAAAAATACCTTATAAGGTAGTTTATAATAAAAAATAGGAGGATTAGAAAATGATAAATCAAGTAATTACATATTTAAAAGGTTTTAGCCAAGAACAATGGCTATGGATAGCATTAGCAGGATTAATTTTAGGATATATTATTTATAATAGAAAGCAATATGCTAATTTGTTTGATGCTGCAGTTATTGCCTCAGAGGAGAGCTTTAAACATGGGGACAATAAAAGAAAACTTAATGCAGCAGTTAAGTTTATAACATATAGAACTGATAAATTACCATATCCAGCGAGAATATTAATTAGAAAATTTTTTAGTAGAGAAAGAATAAGAAAAGGAATAGAAAAAGCTCTTCAAAAATTTTCTGATGTGTTTGGGACTGGAAGAAAAATCGACATAGAGGAAGCAGAAAATGTTGAAGAATAGCATAAAATTAAAAAGAGAAAATAATATATTTAGTGTAGTTGTTGAAGACTACACTAAATATATAAAAAACTTTCCAATAATTGTTCCAAAAGGATTTAGAAGTGATGGAGCAAGTATTCCTCTTGTACTTCGTCCATTTTTTGAGAGATATGGAAAAAATACAGAAGCAGCAGTTATACATGATTATTTATACTCTAAGTTCAATGATACAGGCATAAATAGAGAACTAGCTGATAAAATATTTTTATTTATCTTAAAAGAAAATGGAGTGTCTTGGAGAGTTAGAAATATGATGTATAAGGCTGTAAGAATGTTTGGAGAAGTTTTTTGGGAGAAAAAACTTAGAAATGAAGGATACAAAAATCAAGCTGTCTTTGATAGAACAGAAGAAGCAAAGCTATATTATAGTGAATGGGAGCAAAAATTAGGAAAACTTTAGGAGATTAAAATGGGGAAGATGAATGGGTTATTTGAACATTGGTTTATAAGAGGCACAATTGGTTTTATATTATATTTATTGGGAGGCTGGAGCAAATCATTAGAAATAATGATGACATTTATAATAGTTGATTATATAAGTGGATATTTAAAGAGTATTTATAAGAAAGAAATATCATCTAAAAAGGCTTTTAGAGGTATTATAAAAAAAACCTCTTGTATTTTAGCTGTTATAATAGGTGCTTCACTGGATAAATTAATAGAAGGAACTCCTATAAATGTTCCAATTAGTTTATTTAATATTCCCCTATCTTTTAAGGAATTAATAATATTTTCAATCATAGGAAATGAAGGAATTAGTATAATTGAAAATTTAGGAGAAATGAATTTTCCATTTCCTTTGTTTATAAAAAAGTTCTTCAAGCAGTTAAAACAGCAAGATGAGCCAGATAAAGATAATAAATAAGATAAAAAATAAAAGGAGTATTCAAACTCCTTTTTTGTTTAGTTCAAAGATTTATTTTTTATCATTTTGTTTTGATATAAAATTATCATTTCATTTTGAAATTTTTATCATTTTGTTTTGCGTCTTACAACAGGAACAATAAGTAATGCAGATATACTAAATACTTTATTAATCACAATCTATCCTCCTTTTAAATCATTCTTATTTTCTATTTTGATATTATCAAAGCTATCATAATGAAACTCCATTATGCCAGGAAATTTATATTTTTTAATACTATCTTTATAAATAATTAAATTATTATTTTCTCTTTTTATATCAGCTATTATATAGTCATTTTTTATTATTTGAAGAACTACATATTCTTTATTATCAATCACAGTTATAATGTATTTGCTATAAAGATTAGGATAGTTAAGCCTTATATATTTTTCTATGCTACCACTATAATTACCTATTATTAAAATAAATAAATAAAGAACAATAATTATAATATTGTTTCTTTTATATTTTTTATTTCTCTCTTTTTTCTTCAGTAAGTAGATCATATTAGCAATAGCAAATATCATAACTATAAAAGGAAAAAAATAAAAGAATAATTCAATATAAATATTATCTAATTTAAAATTCATATATCCTCCAATTTTTTATAATACATTTTTCTTAATAGAAATATACAAAATTTGTCATCAGAACAAAAAATCCTAAAACAATTAACACCCATGTAAAATTTTCAAAAAGAAGATTTTCTTCACTTTCATTTTTATTGTTTCTAATTTTATTCTTTTTTATAAAAATTATCGCAAGATATAAGAGGTACTATAATAATCAAAAAAATAAGTATCAGAAACATTAGTTTGTTAAATTTTTCAGCTTCTATTAAAAATTCATTAAATTCAGTCATAAAAATTTTCCTCCAATATAATTTTATGGTATAATATTCTAATAAAATACTCTGTTAAAACAGAAAAGGCTATGTTCTCTCCCCTCAACTATTCTAAAAGGCTTAGCCTTTTTTGTTGTATAATACTTTTCTTCTCTAAATTCTTGTAGTTAATAAATAACTACATAATACTATATTATTTTTAAAATTCTTATAAATATAATTAAAACAAGACTTCCTTTAACTATTAATTTAGCTTCAATATTATTTCTAAAAAAATAATCCCCTAGAATAAAGAATGTAATCCATATTAGAGTAAAATATTTTTCTTTGTCCATTAAATTTTCTCCATTTTCTAACTTCTTTAAATTTTTATTTTATATTTCTATTAATAAAACCATTACAGCTAAAAGTATTAATACTATAATAATTCTTATTAAATTTTTCCTAGCATTCCTTTATAAAGTACTTCTAATATTTCCATTGCTTTAGAAAAATCAATAAATTCAGAATCTTCAATTATTTGTTTTATATGTTGATACCAATTTTTTGCTAAATTTTCATTCCTATAATGATTATAATCTACACCTAATAAATTAAGTTGTATTTTCCCATCAACTTCTGTTAATGCAAACATATATTTTGATGCTTCATTTTTAAAATATAAATCTTGATTATTCATAAGTTATCCTCCTTTTACCTATAAAATATTATAATTTATCAATATATTTTTTCATTTTCTATTTATAAACTAATAATATCTTTAAACAAGTTTTCTAGCTAAAAAAAAGAGCCCAATATTAAAAATAATTAAAATTATAACTTTAATATAATTTGGTATTTTAAATTTAGGTATCATTTCAATTAACCCTGCAATAATACAAACTATAAAACCTGTTAATAATATTCCTATAATAGCCATATACTTATCAAACCTCCGTAAAAAACATATTTTTTATATACTCTATATTTTATATTTCAGTTCCAATATAGGTCCTATTTCATAGTATGTTTTAATGAAGTACCTTTCTAAAAAATTATTGATGACAATTTTAAATATTATGTAATATTCTCCATTTTCTACTTCTTCCCAATAAGAATTATCTGTATCTTCAAATGTTTTTTGAAAATAAATAGCCTCTAAATCTTCATTTTCTAATGTATGATTATCAAATTTTTCTAAGAATATATCTGTTGTTATAATTTTTAAATTTTCCATTTTTCCTCCTTATTTTTTATGGTATAATGAATCTATTATAAATGTTTAAATAAACTTAAAAGGCTATGTTTTTTCCCTCAGACTATTTAAAAACTTAGCCTTTTTTGTTTAGTTTTTTACAAAGTCTTTTTTATTATTTTTTTCTAAAAATTATTCTATTATTTTCAATTCCTTTATCTTCTTTACTATATCTAACTATTGTTGTATCTTCTGTTAAAATCTTATAGTTATATTGTTCAGCTAAATTTAATAATTTTTCTTTGTTATAATTTTGTGGTATTAGAACAAGTACATCTACTCCTAATTTAAATTCTTCTGTTACAATATATATGAAACTTCTATCATCATTAATAGCTTTCTTATCTAAGACTATAATTTGATTAATTTTAACTTTATGTTCATTACGCATTTTCCTATCTGCTGCACTAAAAAGAATTCCTATTATACATAAAATAAATAAAAAGTTCCTCAATCCAATTTTTTTCTTTACTCTTTTGTCTTCACTATTTTCATCTAATTTTATTAAAGCTATTGGTGCAAATAATAATATTAGAGCTATGGTCAATAGATCTATAAGGTAAAGATCTATTCCAAATAAATTTACTAAAACTTTATCTAACATCTAAAATCTCCTTATAAATATTTATTCATCTAATAATTTTTTTATTTTTTTAAATAATTCCTCTACTTTTTCTTTTTTTGATTCTGGTATATGATTCCATTTAGTTTTTACATCATCAACCAAAATATCTATATTTAATTCAGTCTTATTTGTATTTTTAGTATTTGTCATTTCTATAACTTCATTTTCTTCAATCTCTGATAAAAGGCTTTTAATTCTTCCTATATCTGCTCCCGTTTCTAGTAAATGTATTACTCTAACCTCTGTTTCATCATTTTTTATTATTTGTTCAATCATCTCATGAGACATATTTAATATTTGTTTTCTTGCATTAAATGATTCTAGTTTTTTAAAAAAATTATATCTATTTCTATATCTCAATGCAGTTCTTTCTGGGATGCCAGTCTTATTAAGCCATTTACCATACTCACCATTTTTTGAATTCCCAATTCTATAAAAAACATCTTGTAAAATTTTCCCTAAAATTAATTTATTGGTATTGTCTTGAACTAATATTTTTAGAGTATTTTTCTTCAAAAAATCTCTAGTTTCTTCATCATCAACAATATCATCTATATAACTAAAACTTTGCTTTGTATAAACATCATATATTGTTTTTTCTAAGGAAGCTGTTGATTCTTTTTCTATTAATGCTAATTCTTTATTATTTTCTGATTTAAGTTCCATTTGATCTATTTCTAATTCTTTTGCCAATTTTGAAAATATCCCATCTATTTTAGCCATTATTAACCACCTCTATTATCTTTTGTATTAATTTTACAAAAATTTTCTGAACTTCTTTTATTTTTATATTTGAATATTCAAATATACTCTTTTTATTATCAAGCATAGTTAAAATAAAAGATAAATCAGGAATTGGATCATTCATCATTATATTTGTTTGTTTTATTAAATTTTCTAAACTTTCTTTATATTTATTTTCAATTTTTCTTTTTCTGTATCTATTTCCTTGAATTGCAATTATTTTATCTTTATCAATTTCAGTTATTAAATTAACTATACCTTGAGTTGTAGCTTCATCAAAAAAAGCAGGAATAACAAAGTAATCAGCTAAATTTACAAATTCTTCATCTATCTTCATTGTTGGTATACTATCAATTAAAATATAGTCATACTCTCTTCTCTTAAAATCTAACCATTCTTTTAATTTTTCTAAAAATATTTTTCCAAATCTTGCATTTTCAAGAGGTAGGAAGTATAAATTTTTTCTTAGTTTTATATATTCTCCTTTTCCATATAGAACATCTTTTATTAATCCATTTGATATGTCACTGTCATTTTTATCCAGGAAATTTAGTATATTATTTTGGCTGTCTGATGTGATGATTAAAACTTTTTTATTAGGCTCAGCTAAAGTTAGTCCAACTCCTACTTGTGAAGTAAGAAAAGTCTTTCCAACTCCTCCCTTATTTATTTTAAATAAAATTACATTTTTCTTAGTAGTATTTGGTAAAGTCAATTTTAATTCCCCCTTTTCTAAATAATAGTTACATTTAAAATTTTGTTTTAAATCTAATTTTTCAAATAATCTTAAAAACTCTTTAGGAAATAATAATTTCTTATCAAGCATTATAGTTCTTATAAGTTCCAAATTATAAAAAAAATTTTCTTTTTCAATCTTTTGGATTATTCTTCTATAATTTGCTTTTTTTATTACTATTTTTTCTAGATTCTCTTTATTATTATAGATTATTAAAACTCTTCTACTCTTATCTATTTTTAATTCTTTAAACCACTCATCTTTAAAATGAATCCTGGCTTGGCGAATACTAGCATTCACGATAGTTATATTTATTGATACTATTCCATTCATATTACCCTCTCATCTCAATTGAAAGTAAAAAATCATTGTACTCTATTTCATTTTGAAAAATCTTTTCTATATGTTCTCCTTTATAGTTTAATTTTATAAAAATTCTTCCATCTTTACTGTAATGTATTCTCATAGTAATCTCTCCTTTTTATTTTATTTTCAATAAAGAACTTGACATTTCCTATAAAAACTTTTACAATACAAAAAGTAAGGTATAAATATTTATAGGTTTGCTTACTTTATAAGTTATATTCTTACTTACACCAAGCATATTGCCAGTATGCTTGGTTTTTAATTTATAGTATATTGCCAGTATACTATCTTGGTTCTGAATTATCTGTTTTTTTAGGAGGCTCTGAGCCTTTTTCAACCCATTTATTTAAATCTGGATCCCAATATCCAGTGCCTAAGTCTTTAAAGTCAACTTCAGCTTTTTTAAATTTATACATTTTTATTAATTCATCAGCTTTTTTATCATCTCTTTCTTTTCTATCTTTTTTTTCTAATTCTTGCATTATTACATAATACTTTCTTTCCATATCTGCTTTTTCTTTTGGTCCTGACAATTCACCTTCAAAACAATTTTTTCCATCTAAAGAAGCAATGATAGCTTTCAACGTTAATTGTCCTTTATAAATCGTCCCATGTACACCCATCGGTACTTGGCAACCACCTTCGAGTTGACGAAGGAAACTACGTTCTCCACGAGTAGCCCACATAGTATTTTCATCGTGCAATACAGATAACATATCTAGCATTTCTGTATCATCCTTGCGACATTCAATGCCCAATGCCCCTTGACCCACAGCAGGAATCATTTCATCGCTAGTGAAAGTCTGTGTAACAACAGATTCCAGCCCCAATCGTTTTAACCCTGCCTCTGCTAATACAATGGCATCAAAGTTTTCTGTTTCTAATTTGTTTAATCGCGTTTGCACATTCCCACGAAGTACAGAAATCTGCAAATCAGGTCGTTGATTCAACAATTGTGCTTGACGGCGTAAACTACTAGTCCCTACCTTAGCACCTTGTGGCAATTGATCTAAGGTTTTATATTTCGGAGATACCAAGGCATCACATGGTGTTTCTCGCTCTGTAATGGCACCTAATACCAAATCGTCTGGTAATTCTGTAGGCATATCTTTCAAGCTGTGTACAGCCAAATCAATACTCCCATCGCGCATCGATGCTTCTAGTTCTTCTGTAAATAAACCTTCACCAGGTCCGATTGGGTCAGAGCAATCTACGATAATCACATCATAGAAGTTTTCTTTTTCCGCTACATGACCAATACCGTCACCAATGGTTACCGTCAATTTTGGATCTTGGCGAATCATAGCGTCAGCAATAGATGGCAAATATTGTTTTGCCAATTCCACTACTTTACCATCAATTTCTACCATTGTCACTGTTTCTACACAGCTATGGCGTACACATTCTCTAGCCACGCCACCATCACCGCCACCAATGATCAATACATGCTTAGGGTTTGGGTGCAAGAATAACGGAATGTGGCTCATCATTTCATGATACACAAATTCTTCTCGTTCTGACGTTTGAAACACACCATCCAACACAAGCATATTACCATATTCTAAACTATGAGCGACTTCTATGGTTTGAAAGTCGGATTTTCCAGAATATAAAATTTCATCCACTTCTGCGCATAATGCAAGATGAGGGGACTGTAATTCTTTAATCCATTGTGTCATTTCTTACTCCTCACATTGTGACTGGATGTATAAAAAAGCTCCA